ATTTGGCTATCTTGTCGAAAACATCAGCACCCACTGGGGCCAGACCATTGGCTGGGAGTTCGGCACGCTGATCGTCTACAACGCGGGCAACGGCGCTTTGTTCCACGATATGGAGTTGGTCAGCCTGACAGGCTCAACGGCATTCGGTGTCGATCCCACGATCTGGACGCAGTATTCGGTTGATGGCATCACTTGGAGCGTTGAGAAGGGTATCAGCGCAGGGACCATAGGGCAGCGCAACAAGCGCCTAGTCTGGTTCCAGCAGGGGAACATGCGGAACATGCGTATGCAGCGCTTCCGTGGCACGTCTGACGCTCATGTGGCCGTTGCAGCACTGGAGGCGCGGATTGAACCGCTGGCATTTTAATGGCTGATCCAATAGTCCCAACACGCAACCAGATCGCCGCACTTGTTGGGAATGACCCTGCAATGGTCAAGGCGCTTGAACGTCTGTTCATTGTTGCGGGTGATTTGACGCCTGCCGAAATTGCCGCGCTGACGCAACTGATTATTGACAACAGCTACGCCACTGGCGCAGCAGACAACAAAGCAGATGTTGCACTGTCTGAAGCTGGGATAGCAAAGGCGTTGGCCGATCTGGTGGCGCGTGCGCCATCACCTGCGTCTCAAGAGCAAATCAACAATTTGCAACAGCAGATTTCTGCGTTGCAGCAAACGCCACCGCCTAAGGAATACCGCACGCCGCGATACGGGTCTTTCTACGACACGACAACGCAGACGGCTGCTGCGATCAACACCGCCTACGCTATGACGTTTAACACCACAGACCTGTCAAATGGTGCCTATCTGGGAACGCCTACATCCCGCGTCTACGTTGATCGCTCCAACGTCTACAACATACAGTTTTCGGCTCAGGTGGATAAGACGGCTGGCGGTGTGGCGCTGATGTGGATTTGGTTGCGCAAAAATGGGGTCAATGTGCCTGATAGTTCCGGGCAAATTCGCATCCAAGGCAACAATGCAGAAGTCATTGCGGCGTGGAACTACATCATCCAGTTGAACGCTGGCGACTACATCGAATTGATGTGGGAGGTCGACAATACTTCTGTTATTCTACTGGCCGAAATAGCATCGGCAATTCATCCGTCTGTGCCGTCAATCATATTGACTGTTACGGACAACGTCAGTTCTTTGGAGGTCTAATCATGGCTGTTACAACAACCGTTCTAATCGCGGCTAAGACAGCCGAAGCAAGCCAAACCGCCCAATATACCGCAAGCGGTGTTAGCGCGATTATCGACAAATTCACTGCCACAAACTACGACACGGTGGCGCGAACAATCAGCGTCAACCTTGTGGCATCTGCTGGATCAGCGGGAAACGACAACCTGATCGTCAAGACTAAGACGCTTCAGGCATCCGAGACCTACACTTTCCCCGAACTGGTCGGGCAGGTCATTGCGCCGGGTGGGTTTATTTCCACAATTGCCAGCAGTGGCACTGCTATAAACATTCGCGCATCTGGAAGGGAGATTTCGTAATGGAAGACATGATGATTGAGTTTGGCTTGCCGAAGCAGAAGATTGTTTCGACATCAGAGAACCGCAAGAACCGTCAAGTGGTGATCGACGAGTGGAAGCTGGGGCCGGAAAAGGCATCGGTCGAACCGTCAGCCAATGGCCCGTTCTGGAAGGGTGTCGCAGCGGCTTGGGACATGAGCGAGAAAGAGGCCCGCCGCCGTCTCTGTGCCAACTGCGAATACTTCCAAAACGATCCGATGATGCAAGCGAAGATGGAAAGCATACCGCTCGACAAGTTCGACATGGATGGCGGTGGCCGAGGCTATTGTGGAAAATTTTCATTCATTTGCCATAACTTGCGCGTCTGTCAGGCTTGGGAAGAGGACGAGTAAATGGACTATCGCAGCCTCGCCAGCCAGATCGCAGTTGAAGAAGGTGTTGACCCTGACCTGTTCATGCGGCTGGTCGAGGCTGAGAGTTCATTCGACCCCAACGCCACATCGTCGGCGGGTGCGATTGGCCTAACCCAGTTGATGCCCAGCACCGCAAGCGATCTGGGCGTCGATCCTACCGATCCCGTGCAGAACCTTCGCGGCGGTGCGCGATATTTAAAGCAACAATTGGACAGCTTCGGTGATCCAATACTGGCACTTGCGGCGTATAACGCGGGGCCGGGGAATGTTCGGAAATATGGTGGCATCCCACCGTTTGAAGAAACCCAAAACTATGTCAATCGCATCATGGGCATGGCTTCAACTGGTCCGCAGCCTATGGAAACCGCACCAGCGCAGGGCGACTTTGCCCGTGGGTTTCAGCCTGCCAAGACATTGGCCGATCTGTATCCAAAGCCAGTTGATCCGTATTCGCTGTATGATCCGCAGGCAATTCGGCAGAGGTATATGCTCACATGACAAACCTTGATAAAGCGCCGCTTTTCTGCGATACTGCGCGGGCTGAGACATTGGCCCACCAGCAGGCGCTATCCGAAGAGGATCAGCCGTTGCGTGAAGTTCAGCCCATCCAAGACATTCCTGCAATGCTGGATGGCATTGAATCCATGATGCTGGACATGCCGCAGATCGACTGCCCTGTCGTTCATCACTTTGGAGCGGGCATATACATCCGCGAAGGATTTATTGCGGCGGGAACTTACATCATTGGGCATGCTCACAAAAAGCAAACGATGAATGTATTGCTCAAGGGAAAGATGGCTGTTTTTGTGAATGGTCAGGCAAAGGTCATCGATGGGCCTTATATATTCATCAGCGAACCGGGCCGAAAGTTTGGTTATGCCATTGAAGACTGTATCTTTCAGAACATCCACGCGACAGACAAGACAGATTTAACTGAGATAGAAGACGAGTTCATCGATAAGAGCGAAGCATGGAATGATAAGCAAATTGCAAATTCCAGCGTGGAAGCAATTGATGCCGCAATAAGAAAATATCTTGAGAGGTCAAACTAATGTGGGTCGCAGCAGCCATCGTCGGAAGCACTGTTGTCAGCGGTGTCATTCAATCGAACGCAGCCAAGAAAGCAGCGGGCCAGCAAGCAGCATCTGCCCAGCAGGGCATAGATGAACAACGCCGCCAGTTTGATGCTCTACAGGTGCTGATGAAGCCCTATGTCGGCACAGGCACAACAGCGCTAGGCCAACAGGCTGCTTTGATTGGCGTCAGCGGCCCTGAAGCACAGCAGAAGGCCATCAACGCTTTGCAGCAAGGCCCAGAGTTCAACGCGCTAGTTCAGCAGGGCGAACAGGGCATTTTGCAAAGCGCAGCTGCTACAGGTGGCTTGCGTGGTGGGAATGTTCAGGGCGCACTGGCTCAGTTCCGCCCGCAAGTCCTATCGTCGCTGATCGAGCAACAATACAATCGCCTTGGCGGTCTATCAACGATGGGTCAGAACGCTGCCGCTGGTGTTGGAACCGCCGGTATGCAGACAGGCACGAACATTGCCAACCTTCTGGCCCAACAGGGCGCAGCACAGGCTGGTGGAACGCTTGCGGCTGGGTCTGCTTGGGGCAACGTAATCGGCAGCATTGGCGGCGCATTAGGCCGAGGCGCAGCCTTTACAGGGTATCAACCTTTAGACGCAAAAGGAAACCAAATGGCCCCATTGACGCGTGGCCAAGCAATGCTCTTTGGAGGTGGTTTCTAAATGGACCCGATCAACTATATCCTTGACGTAAAGAACCCGATCGAGGAAGCCATCAAGGGCTATACGATGGGCCGCAATGACATCGCCCAGCGTCAGGAACTGCAAATCCAACAGCAGAATGCTACGATGGCACAAAAGGCGTTTGAAGATCAGCAGACTGCCTTGGAAGAACAACGTGCCGCCGCAGCGCAGCAGAAGGCAGATGCCGCTGCGTTTCAGCAAGACCTTATGATTGCACGCGATGCAATTGCTAACAAAACTTGGACGGCAGAAGATGCAAGCGCGCTTAAATTAAAATATGCAAACACTCTTGATGAAGTGACAGCCGTTGTTGCCGCAATGGATGAACCAAAACTTGCTGCTACAAGAAATTACAACATTAGCGTAGTCGTTCCGGCGTT